CTATGGGGCGAAATCGATCTCGAGAGCTCGACTGATGGATTGAGGTCGCCAGCTCTTTTGGCAGGTTGTAAACGTGCGACCCAGCCTTACGGGTTTTGCGAGAATGCAAGCGCTGACAGCGTCAAGACCGTCGTCGCGACCATTTTTTCCTGGCCGCCAGTCCCGCATCTCATCAATGAAAGGTGTCCGCCATATACGTGTGTGGGCTTTGAGGGCACCTGCAGCCAGAACAGGATCAAAGGCATCAAGGATCCGCTGATCTTTGTTCCGATGCGACACATGCTCGAGAACGCTACAGCCATGACCACGGACCGCCATTTCGCGTTTGAGCACGGCAGGTAGAAATCGACCGAGACCGTTTGTTTCGATCGTAATGGATGGCAAATGAAGCTCGCGCGTAAAGTCGACGACTTGGCGACATAGCTGTGTCGCTTCGTCGACATCTTCGCTGCGAAGCGGATCGTGCACGAGGTAGCGAACATCGTGAAGCCAGTAACTGCCGTCGTCATCGACGAATACAGCCGCGACTACGCTTGCATCGCCTCGATTAGGCGAACCGAAAGCCGGATCCCACCAGCCGGTAACGGAAACGATCCTGCGCTCACCAATAGTCAGAACAGTTTGTCCGTTGCTCTCCCGGCAAAAAATCTCGTCTTCATAGCGAACTAGATCCTTGGGATCGAGCCGCAGGTCATCATCTTCTGAGGGTCGAAGCATCATCTGGCTCTGAAATTTGGCGGGGCCGGTTTGCCGTTTTAGCTCTTCGATGCAGCTTTTTGGGAACCTCTCAGGCCAGTGGCTCTCGCCTCTCTCATTGAGGATCGGAAGGAACAGCCGTTCGAAACCATCGAGAAAGACTTCTGGATCTTGGTCGGAAGAAGGGGCCTCTGCATAGATTGAATGCAGGCTGTGGGGTGTGCCGGCATAGAGCTGCAAACCGCCGGGTACGATCACATAGTTGATCTCGTGCAACCGGTTCTTGAGCTCTTCACGTCTTGTCGGCGTGCGGCAAGTATTAGGGACCTCGACGTCGTCACAAATAACGATGTCTGCTCGTGAGCCCGTGATGTTTGAGGTTATGCCACGGGCAAGAAGTGATGGGTCACGGAGGATCAGGCTACGCTGAACGGTGAACTGATCTGATGCCCATTGGATACTTCTATCGGGAATGAGATCGTTAGTCAGCGGATGGCGTTCAACAATATTCTTGACGTTCCGAACCATCTTCTTCGCGAGATCATACTCGGCAGAAAGGATCAGGATTCGGAGGTTCGGTTCGTTCAGCAACAACCAGGCGCAGAACAATCCAACTAAAGTCGATTTCCCTGCGCTACGAAAACAGAGAAGGAGGAGTCGTCGATCGCCACAAAGCCACCTTTGATACAACCATGTTGCGATATCGAGGTGTAACTTTGGCGTTTGCTGTCCTTGGCTCCGATTCCAAAGCCAGACAAACTGCTGGAAGCTCAGCCCTGTCGGATTAAGGGACGCGTTCACGAGACTAGATCCACCTGTCCGAAGCAACGATATCAGTCGTAAGAACATCGGAGCCGACGTGACCTGCCTCATGTATGTAGGAGGGGGCGAGGGCGAGTTGGTCGCTAACCGACGATGAGCGCGGAAGCCCAAAGTTCTGGCAAAGCCGTTTGTCGGACTGCATCACGAAGGCACACCTCAATACAGTGAAAATCCGTTCTGAAGGGCTTAGAGCAGCGACGTCGACCGCGTCATACTTCGACGATTTGGACCGATCGAGACAATCGAGCTCGACTTTGCGTCTTGATAGGTCGACGTCGCTTAGCCGTTTTGAAACCCAGCCAATGCTCAGACTCGTTCAGAAGATTCATCTGAACGAGCACTAGCTCTTTGGTTTCGCTTCAACTTTTCCAAACATCGCTAACGGCTCTTTTTGGGCTGAAGCACTAGAGATCGAGGAGCGACGTTCTCGAACCTCGGCTCAAGAGGGATAGCCCTTGGCGTGTGGAGCTGCCGGCAAGATCGAGGAGGTTATTGCGCCTTGCGTTCCGAGCATTCCGATTAAGCGTCGCGACTGACTGTGACGCTTCTTGCTGACGGACTTGATCGGCCGTAGAAGCTTCCTCCACCAGCCCTCGAAGGATAGCGTTGGACGATGCGCTGCCACCGACACCCGCAGCACCAGCGCGTGCCCTCTGGCTGGAGATCTCCCGCCGCAGACGTTCCGCGGCCCTCCTTTGTTCTTCAGCATTTCGCCGTTCGATCTCGTCGACCCGCCGATCGCGCTCGGCATTGACCGTTCGGGATTGCCGCCTTTGCGCCTGGTTGGCAAGCGCAAGGTTGAGGCCAACGGAAGCGAGACTGCTAAGAGCACCCATCAGCTGTTCACCTTTATCTCTGTGGTTGCGGACAAGAGTGTGAAGGAAAGGGGAGTCGACTGCTCAATTCGCCAGGGCGCTTCGTTAGCGCCACGGCGCCATCCTAGGGCTCGTAGATTTCGATCGCCGGTGAAAGGGATCGGATCCGGCGACGTGGGAAATAGGAGGTCGCGAAGCCCGCTGCCGGTATCGACGCGAAGGCTGCTGGTCGCGAGTACCCGTAAAACGAGCCTGATGGGACGATAAAGAGGTTCTTGAGTCCTACCTGATGTCGAGTTCGTGGTAGGGGAAAGAGGCTCGACGATATGCGTGTAGGGAAGCCCGACGGCGATATCCGTGGCGGGCGTTGCAAGCGTGATGTCACCCGCGGTTACGCTGGCGGTCTCAACAGCTCCAGTATCCGTCAGAACGGTGACGCTTTGTCCCTCCAGATGATCAAGGCCGGACCAGGTCGTTGTTGGCGAGGCCTCGCTGAGCTGCAAACCAGCATCGACGAATAGATCATCGACGAGCTCCTCAATGAACACTCCATTTGTGCGCTCGATGAGGAGGAATGTGCGTGTGTCGGTCACGGCGACGGATAGAATGGCACCATCCGTCGTTTGCTGGCTCCAAGCCACAATGTCTGCGTTACGGTAAATACCGATGGTAGCGATCGATCCGTCGGTCATGACGATCAGAAAGAGGCGGCGGCGGCGATCGAAGGCCTGATCAACCGGATCAACAACCAGGTGTCTCGCCAGTAGTGCAAGATCTGGTGCCTGATAGGCTTGTTCGCTGTCGGTAAATAGAAATTCTCGGATCTCTCTGCCACTGCGCGCCGCGAATAGGGTGGCTCCGTCAACATCTCTAGGCGGCACTTGGCGCTCAACCGGTGATCCAATTCGGCTTTGTTGGCTGACCTGGATGTTGGTGGGTGTAAGCGGATCCCCGGTGACAATCCATTCACCGATCGACGTAAAGATTTGAAGGTGACGTCCGGATTGGAGTGCTCTTACCGCCGGGGCGCTATTGGCTGATAGGCGAAAGGCGATGGCTTCGTCAGCGAGCCCAGCACCCAAATCGAAATCGAGAAACCGACCTGATCGCGACATCCAACCTGGAGCCACCAATGACCATTCTGTTTTGATGAAACGAGATGACGATCGGCCAGCCACGCGCATCACTAAAAGCCTGTTCGTCCCAATCAATCGTCGGGCTCGTTGCTTCTAGGGGACCGTTGTCACCCATACCGTTGTCATCGGGATCCGTGAGGCCATCGGGTTCTAGCACCAAACCCTCTGCGGATGTCGGGCCAAAGATATTCGTAAGCTCGATCTGTTCGCCTCTGATGCGGACAATGGCTCCAAGATGTTCTGCGACGAAGACGTCATCGGACGCCGTCAGCGTTACCGTGCCAGTTGTAGCGCTTGCGGCCAGCGTCACATCATCGGCCACAAATCGGGTAAAGGGTTGACAGCTAAGGCCGGATTCTTTCTCGCTGAACTCGAGATCGGCAATGGTCCAACTGATATCGCTGATTTTGAGGATTTGTTGTGGGGTATGGTCGGGATGTGTAACCAGAACGCTGTCACCGAATTGCGCCCAGCTGATCTGCTTAATATCGTCTTCAGTCCAGGGCGTCGTCAGCGTGCTCAAAAGCGTTTCATCCTCATAAATATCGAGCTGCAAGTCTGAAAAAACGAAGAGATAGATGCCCCCGGAACTGGGCTCGAATGTCGCCAAACGCCCGCGTCCGGCTGCCGTCGCCAGATAGGCCATGCCGGAACGCCGGCGAACGCCACCTGTCGTTTCGACAAAGACATTCTGCAGCCGCGCTGCACCATTCTCTTGGGATCGAAGGTCGCTTCTGCCAAGCAGCTGCGGATCCAATTCCCCGGAGGTAAAGTTGGTCTGCAAGAGGTTGATGCGGGTCATCAGAGCCGAGCCTCGATCAGCCTGAAGTCTTCTACCCTCTGAGGTGTGTCCTGCTGGCTATCGATCAGCTTTGCGAGCTTCAGCTCGGTGTCGGCAAGTTTGAGTAGAAGCTCTGAACGCGAAGCATTCTCGGTCAATGGCAAACAGAATTCGGCCGCCAATCTGTTCACAAGCGCTGAGACGAAATAGCTTGGAAAGCCGGCCTCGTCGGCCTGCTTGATATAAGTAAGTGTCAGCTCTTCGTAGTTGGTGTGAACCTCTTGGCCGATAATCTGGTAGACTGCACCTCGACCGCGACAGTCATCGCCCGCCGACAAGGCCTTGATGAAGTCAGCCGGTAGTTCGAAGGCGTACTCGAAGTCAGTTAGAGGGGAGCTTGGCAGTTGTACCAGTTCCGCATGCGCGGTCGCGAACGACCAAGGATGCACACCTAGCAACCCATCGCGGACAATGTCGTACAGGGTTCCCGCAACATCGGCCTCGGCGGTGCCGTCGTTAAAGGATGAGATGCTTGCTGCCCCAAGCTTTACAAGGGCGGCTGAGCTAAGCTCGACATTGCTTAAGGGCATGAATTAGCGTCCTTGATTTGGGGTTGGGGAGACGAGTGGCTAGGCGTTCCAGCCGAGATGTTGACGGAGCCATTGCCCCAGGGTTGTGCTGTCGATAGCGAGATAGGCGATGATGCAGTGCCGCTCTTGGTAACCGATGATCAAGGGCAGGCCGGGTAAAGCATAGATGACGACACGTTCCGGCCGCTTTGGGAGTTCGGGCCGAGACCCAGCTTTCCAAAGCTCAACGAATGTTTCGAGCATGGCATTGTCAAAGACGAGCCTTTTGAATTCGGCTGGAAATCTGCTCTCAAAATGACTGATAGGCAGTCCCGGGCACAGCGAGTCTTCCGGCTTCAGTTCCGTTTCTGCGATTGTGTCTTTTGGCATGAGTAGAGCGGCAAGGAATGCGACCATCGCGAGTCTCGGCATCGTCTTCTCCCGAGCAGGGCTTCTCGAACGTCGAGATCGCCGCATAGCTGCCTGACGGCTTTGAAGGTGAGGATGGGCGGTCGAAGCCGCCCATCCCCTTTAGGCAGTCGACAGGAGGCGTGGCGTTGCTTCCGTCAATCGGTGTTGGCGAGACCAAAGCTGCTGATGTTGGAGACGTCGACGGAGGTTCCATCGTTCGACTTCACGATGAAGACGCCGCTGGCGATGGTGTTGTTGATCGCCGTATTGGCCATGATGAAGTCGCCGGTTCGGACCATTGATGCGGCCTCATCGAAGTAGCCGGTGGTGTCGACATCTGCCGCGAGATCGGGGGTCTTGTAGTGCCAGAGCGTAAAGCCGTTGGCGTAGGTGAGCGCACTCAGATTGTTGGAATCATAGGCCATTGTTTAGCTCTCCAGGCTGGGCATTTCGACAACGCCTTCGGCGTCGATCAGGCACGAGCCCTGGCTCATCGAGTTGGACACGAAATGGGCCGCCCGATCACCATGCCAGGTCACATCGGTGACCACGTCCTGGCCAACCGCATGGCCAATGGCGCTTCGGTGGTACCAGAAGCAACGACGCACGCCGCTTGCAAGCTCGAGGCCGGAATGCGGCATCCACATGGTGCCAAGCCAGTGCTTTGCCTGGGTGCCTCGCCAAGGAAGCTCATCCGGTCCGACATAGTCGGCATTGGCGAACTCCTCGATGTCCAAGAGCTCGGACCATTGTTTCCAGCCGATGGTCGCGTAACGCTGTCCGTCATCCGGCACATCGTTGTCACCGAGAATTTCGAACGCTTCGAGTACCTTGGCTTTCGTGAGGCCGTCGGTCCCAGCGCCCGCAACATTGGTCGTTCCGGACAGGGCAGCGATGATCAGCTCATCGGTCTTGCGGCCCAGCGCAAAGGCCCCGGCATTGGCGAGCACCTGACGCTCATCGATGTTGATCTTCAGCTCGTCCAGGTGATCGATCCAATCACCGGCATAGTAGTCTTCCAAGACACACTCGATCGGTGTGTGATCGATGTTCATCACGGGAACTTTGCCGTGACGAGCCTTGGTCGAAGCCGTACCTTTGCCGACCTTCTGGAACACGGTCGAGCTGCCGTCGACTCCGTTCTTGACGCGTACTGTGTTCCGAAGCTTGGAGCCCATCCGCTGGTAGGCCTGATGGACTTCTTCTTCGAACTGCTTGATGAAAGCTTGATCGATGGATGTGGACACTTTCGTCCCTCCGTTGAGTTACAGCGAGAGACGACACGCGGTTAGTCCTGATCGTTCAGGGCCGCGGTCTGGGCAGCTGCGCGCCGCCTAAACGGGACTCGTCGGTGGGCCCTCTCTTTACAGCGGGTGATCCTTGACGAGGTCCGGTAATCTGGTGTGGTGAAACTGATTACATATGAAAGCGCGAAGCTTCGAAGTTTCTCTTCCGCACGAAGCCAACGACACCGATTGGCGCTAGTCGACCCAGCCGGTCGAGTCAGTCCAGAACGTCGAATCGGACCAGGATTCGCCTTCAGGTGGAGGCGGTGCGTCCGATTCGATGGGGCGACGCCTTCGCTCCAAACCGAGCCCTCTAGCCTTCCGGAGGCCTAGAGCCGTCATCGGTTACTGCCTCTCGCAAATCTGTGTGACGATGCTGCCAGCACCACTCGCCGCGATAAACGAGATATGGTTGGTGTCAGTTCCTGCAAAAACCGGGAGCTCGTGCCAAATCCCCTCTGGGAGGAACGGATCACTGGTCGTTGCAACGACGGTCACGTCGCCTTGACGGAAGTGGGCACCGCCGCCAATGGCAATCACGCTGACAACGCCGCAGTTGCTTGAGATCGGTGTGGCATTTCGGACGGCTGTCGTCTCGTCCGGCGTGAGATTGAACGTTGTGCCCCAAGGCATGATTGGCATCGGCACATTGTCATCATCGCGAACGAGCAGGGTTGCGCTTGGTCCTTTGTCGCGCAGTCTGGCCATCATCGTCTCCTTTGATCACGCCGCTACAAAAGGCAGGGCAGGGAATCACTATCGCAAGGGGGGCGGGCTGGTGCCGTATGATCGAAAAGAGCTCTAGTCGAACAATCGCCGATACCCGGAAGTCACTTCAGCCACGAAGGTCGGATCGCGGTCGCGCCAGTAGCGCGGATCGCGCATCATTTGAGAGAGCTGTCGTTCGTCGATGGTGGATGCCGGGACAGCAGCCTCAGAAATCACATTGGGCTCGCGGGCCTGCATCATGTGATAAATGGCGATGACGCCGTCGGCATTCGATCCGAGGCTTTCGTAAACCTCATCATTGAGGTTCGCCTCCGCCCATGTCTTGATCTGCGGCGCGATCGACTGCCATTTCTCTTCACCACCGAAATGCGCCGCGAGCTGCGAACGCTCGATCTGCCCACTGGCTTCTTTGTTGGCTTCTTCCATCAGTGGAACAAGATGCTCGGCGGCAAGGTTATAGACGAGTTGCGCTTGTTCAGATGACAAGCCTGCCTCATGAAGTTTGGCATTGACCGTGGGATCACTGGTAATCAACTCGTGCGGCGCATCGATCTTGTAGTCATCAGCAGTCTCAGGTTTGCCAAGAACGCGCTGAAGCTTGTCACGGCTGCTCGGATCATCACCATTCGGCACCGGCACCATGGTGCCAAGCTTTCTTTCGAGCTCAAGATAGGATTTGAGCAGTGTCTCGGTACGAAGAGCGCCTGCATGCACATCCCAGAATTTTTCCGGTATGTCAGCGGGACGCTCAGCACTGAGATTGTCTGCGGTACGATCGATCTCATGCTCGCAATCGGTGCTCTCAAGCATGTTACCGTCAACCGGTTCGGCTGTGATGTCGACAGCGACTATTTTACCCTCTGAAACGATCTCGGTTTGTGGTGTGTCGACTGCTTCTGCTTGAAGCGCTTGATCACTCATATTCGGATTCCGATCAGTTAACACGATCCATCATGTCGTCGTCTTCAGCCGTCGCGTTTGATCATGGAAAGAATGTGGGCAACGACCGAACGTTGACCTTCCAAGAATCTCAACTCAGCGTCGCTTGCACAGGGTCCCATTCGGCGATCGAGGATGGTCTGCCGGAGATGGTTGATGACGGCTATGCCATCAATTCCGGCAAAGCATCGAGCGAAGGACTGGGCAAGGTCACCGTTCTCGGTTGCCTTTGTTTGCGGGAGGCCGGTCTCGAACCACGCCCAACCCAACGGGCTGTCATCCCTCTCACCAGTTTGCTCCATCAGTTCAGTCCTCTTCGCTTGCAGCCGGCAATAACTCGTTGATCAGGTTTACGACTGGCGAGAGATCACGAACCAACTGGCCAGGCACACCCAGACGCTCGGCAAGCCAGCGCGTGGTTGCCGGTACGTCGACAGCCTGCATGGCTTCCGGGCCCAGCTGGCCGCTAGTTTCCAACCAAAGAAGAGTGTTTTGAACATCGTCTCGCGCTTGGGAGCGCGCGAGTGGTGATCGGTATTGCAAGGTGATTGTTCTGCCGTCCAGGACGAAATCGGCGATCTCGCCGCGGCGTCTCAGAATTCGCATGCCTTGCGTGATCAGTGGTGTCAGTAGTTCTGCCTGCAGCCGGCCGTAGGTGGCACCGAGAAGGCGTGACATCTCGTTGCTGCGTTCCAGAATTTCAGTTGCGGTCATCCTGCGTCCGCTAACCGGTCCGAGACGATCCACCAACAATGCATGCCGGATGCGCCCGCGGAGATCATCGAGCATGAGATTTGAGACGTCGAAACGACCTGGTGCCTGAAGCGGGGTCAGACCGGAGGAGCCGACGGCCTTGGGAATGATAGCTCCTGGAACCAGCCTGATATTGGCTGGATTGAGAACGCCATCGTCATCTGCTTGCCAAATGCCGGTAACGGCGATTGAGGCGTTTTTCAAGACCAGCTCGACTACCTTATTGGCCGTTTTGATATCCGGCAGTGCCGTCATGACTGGTGATCGGCCATAGACTTCGGATGCACCTTTGAGCCATCGAAAGCTGATGAACGGTGATGTCGGCAGCAAGCCTGTAGCCAGACATGTCGGCCTATCCGGCTTGTCCAGTAACAACGCCATATAGATGAATTTTCCATCATCTGGCAGGACGGCCTCGATAATTGGAAGTGATGGACACTCACTATCAGCGCGTGAAGCCTTCTCATTCGGTAAAGCAGCTTCGGGAAAGAGTGCCCGAAGTGTTCGAGCCGGCAGGCTTCGAGAGCGAAACTGGCCGAGGATCTGACCATCCGGGCCAGTCTCGAAGTACATCTCCGACATCGGTATGGCAGTCAGTCGAAAGGCGCTGGATGCTCCGAGCGGTGCCTCCTCGAACAACAGTGTTGCGCTGCCGATCGTCGTCAGATCAAGAAAGGCCTGATGCATTTCGATGGCGAAATTCGATCGATCGAAGTGGCCTTGTAGCGTCTCCGTTGCGCGATCCAGCTCTTCCGAAACCACCGTTCGCTCAAGCGCGTTGATGTCGTATCCGGGCACGAGTCCGAACCATTGGGACCAAGGAGGTGTCAATTGCGACAAGAGGGATGCGGCAAGCTGTTCGACGGCGTCCGTTGCCGTTCCATCGAAGAGCCGCTCGGCGTGACGTCTCGCCGGATCGAACTGAGAACCGAAACCACTGCCGCGTTGTGGGAGAGCATAAGTATAGCAATCCTGCCAGAGATTTTCCCAAGGCCTGCGTCGGCTCTGGGCAGCCCGATAACGCGATAGAACGGTCTCTGCCGGGAGCTCACCCATGAGCGCTACTCCTATGAGATTCGAAGCGAGGAAGGGAAACCAGGCTGGTGTGGTTAGCTGGTTTTGAATAATAGGAATATAATCATATTAAATGGTAATGTCAAGGCTCTTTTGCAGTATCCTTTTTTCACTCGATGTGGACGGGAATGTTGAGAGGCACCGACGTAATTAGCAGCAGCCCTACTCAACCAAATGCCAATGATCATCCATCGAGTTTAGAAGGCTAAAGAGCTGCCAAGGCGTGAAGGTCCAAAATGAGCGAAGGCCGATGATCCGCTTCACGACCGTCACGCAGGTTAAGATTTCCGGTATGGCTGATCCCTGTAATCCTTGTTGGTAACCGTATCCAGCGATGACCGTATGGCCTCTCTTGCGGTAAAATTGGCCCAAACTGAAGTCATGAGGCAGTTTTATTTGTGAAAATTCTATTCGATTTTTCAGCGAATCACAAATAACCCACCGGTCGCCTATGTGCAGAGCAACAAAGCAATGCTTGAAACCTTGCCTTAGCCAGCGGAGGTAACGACACTCGGCGTATCCAACAAACACGACGAGCGCTTCGAGCCGATCATTGGTCCTGCTCTCTGGGGCAGCATGGGTCGTTGGCGGATTGCCAGAAGGCATCATAGATGTTGCCAT